ACGCTCAACACCTGCAGGCAGACTACCTGCTTCAGCACTCTGAGCAGCATTGATTACAGCCTGCTTGATTTCTTGCTTGAGAGCCTCGCGCTCTTCAGCAGTCATAGTGGGACGTTTACCTTTTCCCTTCTTATCGCCCTCACCTTCACCCTCGCCCTCACCTTCACCCTCGCCATCACCGTCCATATGCTCGTCGAGCAACTGTTGAATCAGTTGGTCCATGTCAATCTTTTGAACATTCTGCATCAAGTCATCATAGATTTCTTCTGACGATTTGCCGTCATACTTTTGTTCGTACAATGCAGGGACACTAGTGATAAACTGACCGACCTTGTGACGTTTCAAGTCAGCATTGACCGCATAGTCATTTGCGATATTGAAAATTTGTGGGTCACGTTCGCCGCGACGACCCATGTGATCATACACAACGTGAAGCACCTCATGCGCAACCAAGAATTCAACTTCTTTAGGCTTGAGCAGAGTGATGAATTTACTATTGTAATAAAATTTCTTGCCGTCAGTCGCGGCAGTACCGCACCAATCGTCAGCATTAATTAGTTGAAGTCTAGTAGCGAGATTACCGAAAAACGAATGACGCAACAGTAGACCAATACGTGCTGTCACCAATCGCTCACGCGCCTGAGCATCAATTTTCGGGTCAGTCGGGCCGATAAGATTGTCAAACTTCTTATTGCGTTTAGACTTCTTAGAACCCTTAGTGCCGGGAATAACGTCACTCATACATAAACTCCGTTAGTCAATATGTATATATTATAAGATAAGTGAGAGTCAAAGTCAAGAGAAAGCCCATGATGCCCAAACCCTAGACTCTCACGTATTCGGGCTTGAGCACCATGGACCATAACGGACCTTAGTTACCAGCCTCGACGATGTACTTACCGTACTTCTTGTGGAACTCGTCAAAGTTCTTCAACTGACTGGGTTCGATGGGCAACTTGAAAGTTTTGAGTGCGACCTTAGCACCCATCACTACAAGTTCAGTCTCAAAGTTACTCATCATGTAGTTGAAGAAATTATCAGCCATAGTATGGAACTTCTTCATATCGACCTTGTTCTCAATTGCATCGCGCAATTCGTAACACATTGAAGTAGTCAAGGAATACATAGCCGAAATTTCTTTGACGTTGAGGTCCTTGACCTTACCCGACAAGATATCACTCGGGTTAGGCATCTTGCTACTCACCTTGCGGTGTGCCATAAACTTGACGGCAAGACCTTCGCCGACAGCACCAGCGACAAGATTGAACATAGTATCGTTGTCGGTGTCAGCCTCATCTTCAAGAATCTGGCTAACGAATGTCCAACTACGCGGGGTAGCGAATGCACGGCTGCTGGACTTGTTGTCAAAGTCATACAAGTCATTCTTAGCGAACGACAAGTAACCAACAACGTCAGTATGAATGCCTGCGTTCACAGCCCAGTTTTGCCATGAAGCAAAGTCTGCCCGCATCTCAAGATGCAAGAAACGATTTGCGAGGGGCATAGGCATACGATACGTCACGCCCTTATCAGATTCACGATTACCTGCCGCGACGATAACAACGTTATCGGGCAGTACATACTTACCTACACGGCGATTGAGAACCAACTGATAACCTGCTGCCTGAACAGCGGGCGGTGCAGAGTTCATCTCGTCAAGAAAGAGAACGATGACGGGATACTTGCTAGCAAGTTCAGCATCAGGTAGATCGACTGGGGGAGCCCAGTCCATGCGACCGTTATCTTTGTTGTAGTAAGGGATACCACGCAAGTCAGTGGGCTCCATTTGCGCCATGCGCAAGTCAATCATCAAGCCACCAAGTTCGTTAGTGATTTCACTCACGACCTCAGACTTGCCGATGCCGGGAGGACCCCAGAGAAACACCGGACGTTTTGCCTTGAATGCCTTCAGAAGGGCCTTGCGAGCCTGGACAGATGTAACTGTCATGTTATCAGTAATAGCCATGTGAGAGTCTCCTATAAATTAATGTCTAGTTATCTTATTTGATAACAGACCTGTTGTCAAGCCTTGAATCGCTCATACGAACGAATTGGGCTATAACGATTTGCCGAATTCTTTTCCACAACCGTGAAACCGATATTCTTGTCACGCAATGTAGTGAGTAATGTACCGAGGTCCAAATCTTCCTCAAGATAGACCGTACCACCCTTCTGATAAGAATACTCGGTGATAGTGTTGATGATGCCCAACTGATCAAGCACCTTGCGCTTGACCGCACCCCAGGCGTGACCAGGATCGCTATAAACTTTGATTTTGATAGTCATTGCATCGACTCCTATTAGGCAGCAGCTAAAATTTGATTTTGCTGACGGGTTTTGATTTGGTCCTGAATATACTTGTCAAGACCCTGTCGGGTCTGGTCGTATCCCAGGGACTTGAGTAACTTGCGAATATGGGGCAACATATAGCCCTTGCTCTCAAGAATCGTCAGGGGAGCCTCACCTGCATTCAAGCGGCTGAAGTATTCCTCGACCGTGAAATTCTTGACTAGAAACGTAATAAACGTTCCCTTGCTGACTCGGTTATACTTGAATCGGGCAACAAACTTACCTTCGTAAGTCACATATTCTGAACCGTCAAACTTGTCTTTCAAGAACCGACTCATAATCAATCTCCGTTTATCAACTATAGATATAGTGTATGCCCAAATGGACCCAAAGTCAAGCCTTTTTTATGGCGTCGTAAGTTATTGATTCTATTAGGATTTTTATTGCGTTAATCGCAGGATTAGTAACATTTTCTCGCAATAGTCTATGGAATTAGCCAAATCTTCTCTGGGCTTGTTGGCTAAATAGGGCTTATGTAACTGTCTAGCACGTACTTCGGCACTGCCCAGTACACCCACAAGTTTCTCAGCATTTTTTATCAGTTTACGTAAATCTTTACTGTAGTTGAGTTGACGCGCTTGGTAGGTAAGATCATCAATAATCTTACTTGCCTCTACAGCAGTTGTGAATTTTATTTCACTCAAGTCCCATGTCCTTGCGTATTTTGGTTGCGCTGATTGAATGTATTGCATCGTCAAAGACCTCTTGCTCAATCTTGTAACCTACATCACGCCCATATGTAATGTTGACGATATTTGGAACGACAACAATTTCATATTGACCTTGATATTTTGGATCTAAGTCTCTACGAATATAATCTTTTACTTGTTCAATTGCAAATGGGTTTGACCCATTCCATCCCTGACAGTCACGTATCATAATGCATACTTGACCTGTCTTTGCCAATGCACGTTCAAACAATGCACGATGCCCTACATGCCATGGCTGCCAGCGACCTAACATCTGTACAGTTTCTTTTTGATAATCAAATACAGGTCTGCGTTGATTCTTTAATATATAGTTAGCAACATAAGGTGCCCATAACTCTGCATTCTGTTCAGTAATACGGAAGTCATAAACTGTAGGAGGAACAAATAATTTATTAGTATCTTCAAATCTTCCCTTCTCAATTGTATCAATCCATACTGTCCAATCTGCTTTATAGTTATTACGCATCTCAACTAGTGGAGCCACAAAATCACAAATTACATAATCACATTCAGATGATTCTGCTAAATCATACATCCTATGTGATTGTCTTATACGACCTTCATGACTGAAATCCCAGTCATTGAATTGCTTACGTACATCATCAGCATTAAACCAATCAACAGTAACTCCTATGATTGATTCTAACTCTTTTTTAAGGTGATTGGTAAAATATGTTTTACCACTACCCGGTAATCCCATTACTAAAATTTTAGTTGTCATAATTTTCCATTTGTTTTTGCGGTAGGCGGAATTCCTGCTCTACTTGTTTTGAATTTAAATGCTTTAGCATTGCTTAAAATACTATCTGGTTTTACATCTACTGTAAGTGCTGTCTTAAATCGCGGATCGTTCTTTTCTTTTTCGCTAGGTATATAGCCGCTTGCTTCTTTTACTTTTTTACCTTGAACACTTGTAGTTTTCTCTGGCTCCGGCGCACTTGCTTTCTTAGCCTGAGGCATAAACTTGTTTATTGACTTTAGTGTGAGAGGTCCTAACACTCCATCAACATCAAGATTAGCATCATATTTTTTGTTTAGAAACTTTTGTATTTTACGCACTGCATCTTCTTTAGACTCCATCAATGGGCTTTCGCCTTTATAGTCGCGTAATACACCTTTGCCGTCCCACTTAGCACAGCACATGCGCTCAGTCACCCAATCATTGATATCTTTGTGGTAGCAAAACCCTTTTACTTTTACAGTATCTTTACCAGGCAATGTGACTAGATCAACACGCTTGCTCATAGCGATATATTCTTTATTAGGTGGTTTCAATCCACCATACTTGTTTAGTTCATCTTTACCTACAGGTTTTTCGCTATCTTTTTTCCACCATACGCAATTCTTGCAATTGGTGCCTTCAATAAACTTCACGCTTTCTTTTACATTATAAGTTGGATCATAATCTTCCAAACTTAATTCTTTGCTGTGTAATTCATTTTTGTAATCGTAAAGTTTTTGAATATAACCTAATTTACGTAGTGCTTTATAAGATAAATTTTCCGGTCCAAACTCACCCGTACTTTGTAATCCTGCCTTTCTATATCTTTTTAATACGTCTAGGACCTTTTCAACTTTTTCTAAACTATTTGACTTCAACGCGAGTTCTATCATCGTGCCTAACTTTTCGTATTTGGCTCTTGTTTCATTTTGATCAAAATTTGCTTTTTTCTTTTTAGGAATTCTTATCCAATCATCATTTACTATACTATATTCACCAAGGCTTACATGAGGTTGATTGCTATCTTGCACGTATAATTCTACCGGGACTCCATGTACAGAAATGTCATGTTCGTCATTATATAAATTCTTTTTAGCAGTAAACAGTTCTTGGTAAATTTCGTCATCTGGAAGTTTATTGAAATCAACCAATATGTGCAAATCTAAGTCGCTGTATGGCGTATAACTATAAGCAGCATTACTTCCTGATATCGTGATATCTTGAATTTTAGGTATTGCTACTCCTAATTCTAGTATAAAGTCATTCGCTATTTTTAATAACTGCTTTTTTACTTCTGGTTTAAGTTTATTATTTTCCCACAAGTTTGGATTCAGTTCATTATGAAATTTGACTGCATCAGATAATTTAAAATCTTCTAACTCACTAATATCCATAAATGTATTTAGTTAGAGTTTTTCAAAGGTTAGATGCAATCTGGGGGACGCTCCGGCATTGACAAAAGTATGCATTCTGCCATTGTTTACGACATAGACCGACCCGTCTGCGGGCATAGAAAATGCTCTATGGTCGTATACAAAGTGACAGCCAGGATTAGTTATTAGAGGTATATGTAGACAAATCTCGCCTGCGTCATTATGCCAATTGTAACATGTATTAGGCATCACAAATCTATATGTCACACTATCAAATTCTAAATGTTCTTTTAGTTGGTTTATCACAGAAAGTGTGTATTCAACCTTGTTTAAATCCTCTGATTCTTTATTATTTAAAATCAAATGAAATTTCTTCTGAACTAGCACAGCATTACCGTGATTAGTAACGTCAATTATCCTATCCTTAAATAATTCAAATTCTAATAATAACTTATTAACATTTACAAATGTTTTATCAAGCCTGTCTATAAAGTGAACTTTCATCCAGATATTTATAACGATAAAAAGGTAGGGACAAAAGTCCCCACCTGACTATTGGTTAATAAGGTCGTCAACCCCATCTAACTGCCCTTAGGCTGCTAGAGCAAATGTTTCATCATTTGCGTTTACTTTGATTTACGCTGATTACGTCAGTCGTCTTTCGGACTGTCTGCTTGGGTACTACTTGCCCTGTCGAAACTGTTCATCCCCTTTGTGTTTTCCATTGGGGGAAGATCCCAACCTACTATTCTACTCCACTCACGCTCTGTAAAAAACAGATTGCGAGGTTCATCAATCAATCTATTGGTGGAGATGGCGGGATTCGCACCCGCGTCCAAAGCATCTTTCTCCTCACTTCCTACAGTCATATCAATAAACTAATCCGTACGCTATACACCAGACTTCTAGTGCTAATCTATAGAGCAGATGGGACAAAATATATGCCCCAACTGCCGCAATAGAAACTTTCAATAATGTTTCTGTGCTATCCATATAGGTATTTATTCGCCCTTGCTAACAAACTCGTTTAGTTTTTTCGCTTCGGCAATAATATCTTCTGATGTGGGTGCTGTAGGCATTTCTGGAAATGGTGCATAAGGATTTGCATCCCGTTGTGCGTTCCACTCTAGTTCCTTATTTGACCTTGCGTAAAAGTATGGCTCAAAGAGACTTTCTTTAGCCAGTCTTAGTAGATCCAGACGGATCTCGTATGGTGTTTTGCTCATAATTACCTCCTGTGTGTATGTGTGTGTTTTTTATAAGCAGTAGTATATATCAAATATCATAGTGATTATTATTTTTTCTGAACACCCAAATTGGCTCTACAAATATACTATTCTTATCTGCCTCTACAATAGCATGTGGCCTAGCCTGCATACGCATACCGATCTTACCTAGATAGTATGCATTTTGGTAAGTCAATATGTCATCAACCATGTCATCACATAAGTTTAAACGTGTGCCCTTTGCGATTCTAGGTTCAATGATATTGATCATCATATAAGCATTGTCAGATAGTGTGTCCCATACCATGCGATTGACTTTGAAAAAGAAGTCATGTTTCCAACTATCAAATGTCTGATATCGTATATAACTTTGTGTGCTGCTATGATTAGCCGCATATCGTTCTGTCTCATAGTAGGGAGGGCTTGTAAAATAAAAGTCAAATGTGTTTTCGTGCTTACTCCAATCAACATCTTCGCTAGGCAAATTATAAATGATTACCTTTTTTGTGCCTAATACAATAAAATGATCGCCCTTGTCTTGTAGTACAGCACTATCACAGCCCAACATGTTTTCATATTCTAAGCACTGGTCTTTGTACGTCTCATAGACTTCAGGATTGGGATCACATCCAACATACAGTTCTGTATGTGACGTAGCATAGAAGCCTGCTAATCTATCACCCCAACCACAACTAGTATCTAATACTTTATGTGCCTTATGTTTCTCATATAATGCTTTCGCAACAGTAGGTTTAAATTGTGTTGCTGTATAGGTTCCTATACGAAAGGCGCTGCGAAATGTACTATTATCAATATCACTATTACCTAATGCGCCCAATCGCCAGAAGTGCCAATTCATACGTGACAACTTTGTTTTGTCATGCCATATATCATATGGGCTATCAACAAGATTGCTACCACACTTCATGCGATTAAGTTGTTGAAAATAATTACTTACGCTATTGTATGCGTGAGACTTATCAATCACACCTAACGGGTTCTGGTTATACTTATATTTGTAATCAAACTTTTCTAAAACATTTTGTACATTCTTATAATGTCCCATCATTGATGTTTTAGTAAATTTCGTGAATAGACGATTTAAATCATCATACGATATTTTTTTAGTAGGAAATGGAATATTATTAGAAATTATATATTCAGCAAGACTATCTTTTATGCTGTCCTTATCATATTGTTTGATAAGATTCTTCCATTCTCTATTAGGAATAAAGGGTATTCCACGACTATCACCGTGATATTCAAAATACTTGATCAAATCATGATTAACCATCTAGATATTATATATTGTCAACACTCTACTGTCAATAAATATCCTTATGCGATCTGTCATAAGATATGGAAAATGGTATACTTGCGATCCGCAAGACATGGGTAATTATGAACTTGAATGGTTGCATAACTTATGGATAGAAATTGCTAAGACAAGCGAATTTCCTAAAAATTATGTTATCAATTTGACTTGGGAAAGCGTCAATGAAGATCAACATGAATACGACATTTATGCTGAAATTGAAAATCCAAGACTTTGTAAATTTTGGTTCGTAAGTTGTGTTGATCCATTGGAAGAAAAATTTTATCAAAAATTTATAGACAAAGGCTTTACAGTGTCTACTGTTGGATTCAGTCCAGAACACTGGAGTAGCTGGTATCCTTATTGGGTCTACCAATATAATAAAGATGTTGTTGCTAAGTTAGATGAGAATATAAAATACATTTATCTAAGTTATAATAGAAAACCACATTTGCATAGATATAATCTAGTCAAGAGCCTTATAGAAAATAACTTGCATGATGTGGGACATGTCACATACCAGCATGGTGTATTTCCAGAAATTGATATGGCTACTGGTAACACTGAAACAGATTATTGGGATAAGATAATTATACAACAATCTTATAACTACAAAGGTAACCCAGATTTAAGATATTCAAGACCAGAAGATGCAACATCATTAGGCAATTTAGACATTTGGAATAGTGCGTATTTGAATATAATTAGCGAGACAACTGATACAAATCCATATCACATTACAGAAAAAACCTATAAGCCTATAATAGGTCTTAGACCTTTCATTATAAATGGTCATTCCAATCTTTATAATATCTTAAAGAAAATGGGATTTTATACTACGGTAGACTTTTTTAATGACTTGAACTTAGAAAACGGTTCTATAGAATCTATCATTAGATTAGTGTCATATTTAAAAACATTAAATAAAACAGAATTGTACAATCTCTATGAAAAACAATTACCTTTATTGTTAGCGAATAGACAACGTTTAAAAGAGATTTGTGATCTAGATAGAACTAAAATTTTATATTGGCCCCAGGGTAAAAAAATCGTGCAAGCAGTATTTGTATTAGGAAACATTTATTCAAGTAATCCACAAGAGATACGTAGATATGAGACATCTTGGATTGAAAATCTAAAAAATGAAATCTCTATTAAAAGTATTTATCCATATAATTTTTTAATAAATCTAACGTGGTTTCCACACAAGGGAGGGCTAGAATATATACAGATGATACTGTCAAATAACCACAAGCCTGAAACTTGCAAAATTTGGCTTTGCGGTAGCATAGACGCGGTAAATTGGATTACTCGCAGTGATTTTTATCTTGGATTAGTTAGGGAAAGATTTGACATTAGTCTTGTAGGTTATGATTTAGAGAATTGGCATAGCTGGTTCCCCAACGCTCTGTATAACAATAATCAAAACATAGATACAACTCTAACATCAATCAAACACTTGTACTTGAGTTATAATAGAAAACCTAAACCGCATAGATTTGAACTCGTACAACAATTGATTGATAACAATCTTTTATCGTCAGGATATGTAACTTATGAAAAGGGAATTTTTCCTGCAGTTGATGCAATGACAGGAAACACAGAACAAGATTGGTTTGAAAAAGTAAAAAATTTAGATCCTGCTAACTATCCTGAACATTGTAGCGATTACAGATTTAGTCGTCCAGAAGATATTTTTAGTTTAGGAGATTTAGATATATGGAACAGGTCTTATTGCATCATAGTGAGCGAAACAAATGTTGATGAAAAATATCACTTGACAGAAAAAACTTGGAAACCTATAATAGGTAAAAGACCGTTCGTTTTAAACACTGATCCTTCTGCGACTCATGTATTAGAAAAATTAGGATTTTACACGCCTGCTATGTTGTTTGATTTTAAAGAGTTAGATGATTGTAATATCAGTAGTATTATTAAATTATTATTAAAACTTCAAAAATATAACAACAATAAGTTGTATTACCTTTACAAAAAGCAAGAGCCTATGTTAGAACATAATTATAGAAGATTTGTAGAAATTGCTACGAGTGATCCAACTAAAATTTTAGATTGTCCACTGTTTGTTTGAATTCGCTTCGGCTTGGATTCGAACCTTGTCCTAGTCTTCTCGATCTGTACTTCCCACAGTACTGACCGAAGCCTTTTTTCTGGTTTGTCTCTGATGTCCCGGAAACATCTTGACCCTACAACAACGCCATCGCTATGCGACAAACACTACTCCAGAAGGTCGTGCGGCTCAGTTTATTTATACTTTTCTTGTATTTCCGTAAAATATAGTACTGCCTTTGTGCGTTTTTATCTGTCGCCAAGGGTCAATGACCGTCGCAGATTGTGGAAAATTTAATTGTTGTGTATAATTGTCCCAGTAGCCTATCAAGTAAACTTCTGTCCAGTCTGAGCGTAAATCTGTATCACCTGTATGCTCATCATAGTAATGTAGATTGCCACCATGCTTCTCAATATAGTGTCCCACTAACATACTTGCGCTACAGTTGGTGTAGGGTATTTTGGGCTTGTATGCTTTGCCGACAATTGTAACGTTCTTGCCGTACTCTAAGCATTTTTTAGCCATACGTTCTGCTTGTACTTCTCTAGCAGTCATAATGGCATCAAACAAATCATATCCTAATCCTAGACGTTCGGCTAGATAACGTAATGCAATATTATCTCTTGGATGACATGCTCCTGCATCCCCTAATCCTGCTTTCATATATGCAGGACCCATGATACGATGTGTGGACTTTGCTAATGCGTTTGTAACTACGTCAACATTAATATTGCCGTTCGTTTCAGCAACATCCTGTAACATGTTAACTAATGCTAACTTTGTACTAATAAAGGTATTATAGAAAATTTTTATACTTTCTGCTTCATCCCATGTACCAACTTCATAACGTGGATCATTTTCCATAAAGACATTATAGAAATCTATTAATTCTTTAGCGTCACCTGTTACACTACCATCTTCTGTGCCTATGATGATCATTTCAGGATTTACCATATCATGTTTGACAGTACCCATAGCAATCAGATATGGATTGTAAATGAATCGTGCGTTGGTGATACAAGGTTCCAACTGGCTGCGTACAGTTCCCGGCAAGACAGTACTAATGAGTACTACCAATTGATTCTTATTAACGTACTTGTTTACTTCTTTTAATATATCTGTAACGATAGTGTAATCAAAATCTTTGTTAGGTAAATGACTAGTAGGTGTTTCGCCACCATATATAGGATCATGAGGAGTAGGAGCAGCGATAAAGATAAAATCTCTGTCAACTACTGCATCTTTGATAGAATCTTTCATAGGAAATGTAGTAGTTTTTGTACTAATATCATAACCTACAGTATCATAATGTAATGCCATGACTTCGGCGCAGTCTTGCCCTAACTTGCCTACGCCGATCATCGCCACTTTCTTCATTTTATTCTAATGGTAATTCAATAAGTTTGTTTTCACGATCAAGATATTTCATCTCAATCTTGACAGGATGAAAGTCACGCAGTGCTTCTACTACATCATACGGATCAAGATAACCGCAAGTATAAACGTCTAATTGTACAAGTGCTGGGTTATCTTCATCCCAGATATGTAATGCGATATGGCTAGTCTCAATGATGGCTACAGCAGTTAGTCCACGATTGCCTTCTACGTTTAGATATTTTGCAAAAGGGCCCATCATGACTTTCATGCCGATCTTGTCTACAAGTTTGTTCATCCATTCAATAGCAACTTGCTCGTCAGTGATTGGACGCCCTACTTCAGCACGTATAATTAAATGTTTATGTACTACAGCCATTATTTGTATTTCCTATTGTAATAATCTTTTAACCAACTCCATTCATAACTTAATTTGAGTTGATCCATATCACCATTTACTTCTTCATAATATTCTACTGCGTCCTTCGCTCCCTGTAAACAGTCTTTGGCAAATTTACCTTTAGCCTCAGTAAGCCATACTTGTAAGCGTTCTTGGCTAATATCTGTGTAATCGCTCTTGAGTTTTATAACTTCACGGAAAGCAGTACGCCAAGTGCTATAAGCATCAGTATTAAAGTTTGCAGTGCCGGATACTAATTCTACTGTCTCATGCGGATCGTCCAATGTAAAGTCTAATCCACTACCGAAATTGTTTAGCACAAGTTGTTTATTGTAAGCGATCATACCTTGGTGACCGTATTCTAATCCGTTCACAGGATTTTTAGCATGGAAGATATAGTGTTTAGGCACTTGTAATCTATCTGGTTGCCAGCCCCAGTCAAATTTGCCATTCACTTTTAATTTAGCGAATACTGTGAAAGCCCATTGAGTTTCACTTGCCTTTACAGCAGCATGATAAGCATCAACGCGACCGTTTACGCCATCTACACGCACGACACGATTTTTCAATCCATCAGTCACAGCAAGCAAGTGCTTATAATTGTCTTCCGCATTTTTTTCACCGTTGCTGAGAAATACGATGTCAAGCGGCTTACTTGATAATAACTTACTTGCTGTTTTAATATAGGGGTAATCGTATAGTTCTTTCTTAATATACTGTTTCGCTTCTTTAGGAACAACGATTCTAGTGGCACCAGTACTTGTGATTAACAATTCTTTAGTATCATCCTGCCATAAATTTAATGTTTCATTATCATTGGTTTTAAATTCTTCAGTTGTAAATATAGCATAGGGGAAATCAAAATTAGTATCAATGCTTCCTACATGCGTATCTGTGTTAACTTTGATAATAGGAGCAGGTAAGCGTCTTGTTTTAACTGTATTATTAAAGTTTACTTTATCATACTGTTGTAAAATTTGTAGTTCAGAAATAACTTTCTTAGTATGGTTTACATTTAAGAAGAAAGTATCACCGAACTTTTGCGAGTCACTAGGAAATACATGTAAGTTTTCTCTAGCGAATGGATCGCATATGTAAGTGAAATCAAAGTTATTATAGTTACAAATACTACTTACGACCCAGATGTAATGCTCTTTTCTAGGAACTATATTATCCACTATATTTTTGATAGTTTGTAGATAACTTTTATCATAATCAACAACAGTCACAGACTTATCATGTGCGACCAGTTTTATAGCGTCAACAACTTGATTTAATTCTTTATTACCATGATTTATGACATAGACATCATAAAGATTATTAGTAGCCTTTGCTTTACGCTCTTTGACAAAGTTTAAGTTACTCAAGTGTTCAATTATTTTAATGTATTTTGTATCTTCGCTAAATGTCTCACGGTTTACCATGAATGTAGTTCCCCAGTGGCTCCACTGTGTTCCAAACACATGAACCATCTTTAACTGCCAGGGGTTAGGGTAATACTTGAAATCAAATTCACTATAGTCAAGTTCGCTATTCAATATCCAACACAACTCTGTATTACTACGGTTGATACAACGATTGATTGTATCTACCCAACTATTCAAGAAGCGTGTCTTTGAGATGTTAGTGAAACGTGCTTTGAGTTGTTCAAAACGCTCTTGTGATTCTTTATTGCCGCGATCAACAAAGAAGATATCTGGTTGAACGAACAACTCGGCAAGATATTCATTATCTGCTTTTTTATCTTGTTGAACAAAGTTTTTATCAGTATATCCCTGTAGATAAAATGACGAATTTACAAAATATGTTTGTGTCTTTTCGCTTTCAGGACTACCGAACACATGTATGTATTGTTCTTGATCTTTCGTTGGACGCCAGTTAAAATCAAAGTTATCATAATTGATTGACTTCTGTAATGCCCAGAATACTTCATCTTGATGATTTTTAACTAAATTACCTAATGTAGTTTCAATGTAATATTTAGGAACTTCTTTAGCACGTAGTTTAGCCTTTATATGGCTCATATATTTGACTTCTGTAGCACTAGGAACAACGTATTTAGGACCTCCCCTATCTGCATACTCTGTCGCAAATTCATAAATGTAAGGGGGATCGTAAGGATCGGGGCGCCAACTAAAGTCAAACGTTTCAACATCAAAACCATCAGGTACTTGCCACAATTTTAAATTAGGTCTTATTTCAGCAATAATATCATTAACGTATTTAAAATCTGTAGCACCTGTGACTTTGTATTTGACCGTAGGTTCTTTTTCAGCACTATTCCATTGATTACCAAATACATAGATATACGGAGGTGATCCTGGATCCGGTCTCCAACTAAAGTCAAAATTTTCTATAGGAAACAATACTTCAAACTTGTCAGGTTGAGGCATGGCATACGCTATTTTTTCATGCACATACTTCTTTTCGGTAGCACCAGGAACACGATATTCAATAGAAGGTTCTATCTCTGCACGATTCCACTGATTACCAAACACATAAATGTATGCTGGCTCTCGAGGATCTGGTCTCCAACTAAAATCAAACCCGTTATTCTTACTTGTTATAATATCAATAGGAAGTTTCTTTACCCATCTATCCCACTGTGGTAATACTTCTACTAATTCTTCCATGTATTTCTTTTCAGTAGCGCCCGGTACATGGTACTCTAGTGTGGGTTTCATTTCAGCAGGTTCATACTTATTTCCCCATACATAGATGTATGGAGGATCATGCGGATTAGGCACCCAACTTAAATCAAATTTTGATTTATCAATAGATACGAGTTCTTTCCAGTTTTTGATATTAGGTGCTAATTTTGCTGTAAGAGTTTTTATATAATTGTTTTTAGTCGCATCGGGTACTACATATTTTATAGTAGGCATGACTTCAGCGTTATGCCATTGATTTCCGAATATATAAATGTAGGGCGGTTCGGTATCATCTGGATGCCAACTATAATCAAAATCTTCAATCAAAAGATTATCTACAATCTCAAAATTTTTCTTGTTAGGTAATTTTTTTGCTTTCAAAATACGACGATCAATGTATTTTATAGCACTCATCTCATCAGTGCCGGGGGTGATATATCTAGGTCCACCTGTCTTTTGCCACTGAGTACCGAATTGATAGATATATGGTTTATCTTCTGCATAAGGATGCCAACTGAAGTCAAAACTATCAACATCAATATCATCTGGTATCTCCCAGTTTGTCTTGTTAGGACGCATCTTAGCAACAGGATTATCTATATATTTTATTTCTCTTGCCTTAGGCATCACATACTTAGGACCGCCACTTATTGCCCACTGCGTACCAAACTGATAGATGTATGGTGGTTCTGTATCATCTGGATGCCAACTAAAATCAAAATCAGTAACATCAATATTTTGCGGCAACTTCCAGTTCTTCATGCTAGGTAACGCTTTGACTTTTTTACCTTCAAGATATTTGATTTCTTTAGCACCTTTAACTACATACTTAGGTCCACCAGTCTTTTGCCATTGTGTACCTGCATGATAAATGAATGCAGGATCTTTAGGATTAGGATGCCAACTAAAATCAAAGTCAGTAATATCAATATTTTCAGGTATTTCCCAGTTAGTTCTATCCTCTGCTAATTGTGCTACGATCCCAGACACAAATTTATAATCAGTAGAGTCGGGAACATGATATTCTAAGCATGACATTTCTTCTGCCGGATATAGATTACTACCGAACACATAGATATACGGTGGTGATCCTGGATCAGGTCTCCAACTGAAATCAAATTTCTTTTCGTCAATCTTGTAGTTCAACTTCCAATTTGCCATATCGGGCAATATAGTTGCCTTTATATCGTTTACATACTTCTTTTCGCTAGCGCCGGGAACATGATATTCAATAGTTGATTCAATTTCAGCATTATGCCACTGATTACCAAATACATAGATGTAGGCTGGTTCGCCTGGATCCGGAACCCAACTGAAATCCCATGCTGCTTCATCTATAGGTATTTTTATCTGCCAATTATCTTTATTAGGTGCAAGTTTTGCTTTTAAATTATTGACATACTTATATTGCGTGGCTCCTTCTACATGATACTCAACTGTAGGCATTTTTTCACCACTGTAATATTGATTACCGAATACATAGATGTAAGGTTCTTCAGTAGTATCCGGATGCCAACTAAAGTCAAATTCTTCTTCTATAATAGGATGTAGTATTTTAAAATTTGTTTTATCCGGTAATCGTTTTGATTTTATGATGCGTCTGTCAATATATTTTACAGGACTGTTTTCATCAGTACCCGGCGTTATATATCTAGGTCCACCTGTCTTTTGCCACTGAGTGCCTATTTGATATATGCAGGGGTCATCTTGTGCGAAGGGATGCCAACTAAAATCAAAACTATCTTTATCAATATTATCAGGAATCTCCCAATTATCCATATTAATAGTTGCTTTAGCGATAGGTCCTTCTAGATATTTGTTTTCTGTAGCGCCCGGTACAATATACACCGGGCCTCCTGATAAAGCCCACTGAGTAGGAAAATAATAAATGTATGGAGGTTCAGTTATGTCAGGATGCCAACTAAAGTCCCAGGATTGTTTGTCAATGTATACAGGTAAACTCCAGTTGTTACTGTCAGGTAATGCTTTTGCTTTTTTGTTTTCTAGATATTTGAGTTGTGTCGCACCTTCAACAATATATCTCGGTCCGCCTGTCTTTTGCCATTGCGTACCGGCATCGTAAATATAGGGAGGTTCAGTTTCGTCCGGGTGCCAACTAAAGTCAAATTCTGAAACATCTAAATTATCAGGTATAGTCCACTTGTCTTTATTAGGCAATATTATTGAACGAACAGCGTCAACGTATTTTATTTGTGCAGCATTGTCTACGATATAATAAGGACCATTAGTCTTTTGATGTTGTGTACCAAATTGATATATGTAGGGTTCTTCTGTGCTATCGGGATGCCAACTGAAATCAAAATTATCTTTATCAATATTATCAGGTATGACCCAGTTTTTTAAGTTAGGTAATGCTTTAGCCTGCTGTACATCAACGTATTTTATTTCCGTCGCTTCGGGTGCGACATATTGAGGTCCGCCTGTCTTTTGCCATTGAGTACCGAACTCATAAATGTATGCAGGCTCTCTAGGGTCAGGACGCCAACTGAAGTCAAATTCAGAAGTGTCTAAGTTTTCAGGTATTATCCAGCGATCCTGTTGTGGCATCACATCTACACGCTCTGGCATATATTTTATTTGAGTTGCCTCAGGCATTCTATATTCTAGTGTAGGTTTAATTTCTGCATCTTCAAATTTATTTCCCCATACATAATTAAATGCTGGTTCACGTGGATCTGGCCTCCAGCTAAAATCAAAACCATTATCTTCGCTACGTATTTTATCAACCGGTATATGCTCTACCCAACGATCCCAATGTGGTAGTACCTCTACATACTCGGCCATATATTTTATTTGTGTAGCACCCGGCATTCTATATTCAAGTGTAGGCTTAATTTCAGCAGGTTCGTACTTATTACCCCATACATAATTAAATGCTGGTTCTCTTGGGTCAGGACGCCAAGTGAAATCAAATCCCTTTTTAATACTGCGCTCTTTGTCTACGGGTACATGCTCTATCCAGCGTTCCCATTGAGGTAGTATAGGAGCATGTTGGAACATATACTTCTTTTCTACTGCCCCCGGGGTGCAGTATTCTATTGTAGGCTCAAACACACCGTTAACATACTTGTTTCCCCATACAAATATAAACAAAGGATCTGTTGGATCAGGATGCCAACTAAAATCAAATTGTTTCTCGTCTATAGGAGTGTAAATTTTCCAGCAACTATTCTTTTCGTTTTTTCTTTTTACAGGACTTACATCGGTTCTGTAAATGATGATATCACTATCTTCTTTTGAACAAAGCCAAGTGCCGCTGTCTTTTTGATGCTGACTAGGCCAAACATTATTATGATCTTGTGCCCATACATCTTCGTCAGGCAAGAAGTCAAAATCAAAATCCCAATCAAAATTTTTATAATCGCAAAATTCGTTTACTATCCAAAAATGTTCGGTTTTGGCTTTCTTACGTGCATCACTTAGGTTTTTTGCGAATTGTTCGCGTGGATGGACATTTGGCTTTTCGCCATAATAAAAAACATCTCTCAGCATAATGTTTACTTATGATATGACTTTTAAGTTGTATAATTTTTCAAAACGATCCGCATCACTGCGATCATTGACCATAGGCTCTCCGCGAATGTTCAAACTTGTGTTGAGCAACATAGGACAGCCTGTCTTTTCATACCATGCTTCTAAGAGTTGTCGTATCCCAGATCCATCTTTAGGAACTGTCTGAACACGACTAGTGCCGTCATGATGAACGATAGCAGGAAATAAGTCAGGATGCCTGCAAGTAGCGATGACTTGCATATACCTACTATCACTCCAACCACGAGGCATAATAAAGTACTGATCAACATGCTCTTCAAGAATGATCGGTGCAAATGGTCTAAATTTTTGTCTGCGTTTGATTTCATTGACTTTATCTTTTATCTCGGTTCCACGTGGGTCTGCTAATAAACTACGATTGCCTAATGCGCGTGGCCCGAACTCTGCTCTACCGCTGGCAACTCCTACCATCTTCTTTTTTGTTAACTGCTTGATAACTTCTTTGACTGGATAAGGACCTTTTATGTGCGTACCTAAAAATGCATCTTTCCAGTTAATCTTTTTACCATAACCCAATGCCGCTGCGCCTAGGCTGTTACCTGCATCACCCGGATTAGGCATTATCCATATATCTTTGAAATATTTTCCTAACAACCTATTTGCTAGACAGTTGAGTGCCACACCGCCACCATAAACAAGATTTTTGCTCTTACCTAATTGAAAAGCCTTATACATAACTTTTTCAATCAATGTCTCACACAATAATTGTGCGCTAGCAGCGATATCCATGTCATCTGCTTTATCTAGAAAATTCTTTTCTTCTAAACCAATGTGTAAATTCTGTTTGAATTCTACATCAAGTATATTGTCCAAGAAACTGCTAGCCATGCGATTAGCATGTACAGGTTTTCCATATGCTGCCATGCCCATCAATATGTACTCTTCGTCCATGGGCTTCAAGCCAACACGCTGAGTCATTGCGCTATAGAACATGCCTATGCTGTTAGGATATTTCTTGCTCCATATTTTTTTATAACGCGCATTACCCTTACTATCGTAGTATGCATCCCATATAGTAATACAATCCATCTCACCTATAGCATCAATCACTACGACTGTAGCATCCTCAAATGGGCTTGTTTGAAACCCTGCTGCTGCGTGTGTCTTGTGATGCACATGCGTTGTGATGGGCATGTCACCGAACTTCTCGTAAAGTTCAGGACCTATGATTTGCTTGACGCTCAGAGGTCCGATAGGCTGTCCTGCACGAAATTGACGTATTGCTTTTAGCCAGGGCTTTTCATAATAATGTAATTCAAAATTACTATTCACAAGATATGTCAATGCTTCATTAATAATACCTTCACATAGATTGGCATCATGTTTCTTTTTGCTATATCTTTCACTATGGGCGGCAAATAATAATTCTCCAGTATCACTGACAATACTAAGCCCTGCGTCATGGAATCCGCAACTAAGTCCTACGTACATCATATATTATTTGTAAATAAATGGGTCTCTTTTACGCAACTCTTTCAATCTTTTGCGATATTGTATTTCTCTTTTTAACTTTTGCCACCATCTTTTTAAAAACATGATTCGCCTCCTATAAATTGATATAATCTTTCTGCTTGGAGCCTATGCGGTTCCTCATTGTGATGCCAGTATTTAGCTTTGGGATTGACATGCCCTGCATTTCTATATTTCCAAAAGAAAGATTCTTGATTATTATCCCAATTAAAATATCTATTTTTATCTAAAAAGTCGGAATATATGTCTAAATGCATATCAGGTAACGTAAACATATGCATAGTATTGCACATGACATAATTTACCTGATTCATCTTTAAAAAGTATTGCAATTCCAATACATTCTTAATAGTCATTATCTCTATGAATCTAGTTTGCTCAACGATAAATTTGTGAAAATATTTATGGACTTCTTTCTCTTCAGGCTGTAAACCTTCCCAACCTAAGTTAACTCTATAAAAACTATGAACAGAATAATCAAACCAATCAGCAGTTGTATTAGACCTATAATAGTCCATAGGATGTGCTAATGCCGGAACCTCTAATCTTACATTTTCAGTCCAACCTATGCATACGAAAACTTTCATAGAGTTGGGATCGTAGTTATCTTTAAACCATCGCATTACTGCTCTAGATATACCAGTGTTAGCACTACCACCCGCAGCAATATTATAGGTCTTATCTGCTCCTATCAATAATCCTAACTGATTACCAAATGACATGGACCTATTGTATGTGCTATCGTCAGTACCGTCAATTTCAGCACCGGCACTATGACTACATCCTGCAACAAGACAAATTTTTTGCTTTTCCATTACGACTCGCTAGGAATTTCCGGTACTTTTAATTCTGTATCACTATTAGTCAAAGCAGGCTTTCTACGAATATCTGTTATATTAACAGAGATAGATTTTGATTCTTTATTCGTCATGGCTTGCTTTTCTGGTATGACTGTAGTTGATGTATTGCTTACTGCAACTTCATAATCTTTATAATTGCCCCAGTCACCGCTTCCTTGATATCTATGTTCAAAACTCCAATCTATTGTTTTGTTTAAATGATCTTCTTCTTGTAATAATTGCCAGAAGTCATGACCGCTGCGACCTTCCTCATCGCTCCAAGTTGGCTTGGCCAACTTTCTAGCACGTTTAACAGTATTACTTTGCCAGCGGCTGTAATCTTGTGCGTAAAATGGTCCTTTGCGTCCTGCAGGAGGTCTTTCTCTATCATCCAAAGGATTATCTATTTGATCAAACTTAGTATAGAAATTAGCATGCCATTTACCGTCTTGCGTGATTGAGAATTTATACACACCTGTGTATAAACACGCTCCGTAACTGTCTCCGAATTCTCTCTTATCAATCTCAGGATTAAAATGTATGACTGCGGTATATGCACCGCGTATTTTCCACAACATGCGGAAGAACACCCAAGGTTCGTTGACAAGATGATTAGCGTATGGATTGTTTGGATCTACCGGCGGGATTATGTTATAATCAAATTTTTCATATTCAATTTCTCTAAAATACGTAGGATCTTCAAATATAACTTTATAATGTTCTTTTACTAGATTTGTTCGTATAGGATAACCTATAGGGACTTCAGTAAATCCTTTAAACATATCAAGCCACATGTGAATAAATTTCACGCGAGCCATGACATGGCTTCCACCTTTAGTGAAATCGTTACATATCCAAAAACCTTGATACTTGTGCCAACTTACATTGAACTTATGTGGATTTTGTCCTACTATAGTTTCTGGACCTAGACCATAACCTACACCAAGACCTGCATTGTTTACGTTGTAATTTCTCATGCGCCATATGAATGTCATAGTATCAGCAAAGTCTTGATAATCTTCTGTGGGGAATCCTACTATCCAGTTAGTAGCAGCCCATATACCAACTTCTTTACCACTCTTGAAATTTTCTTCCATCTCAGAGATAGTAACGCCTTTGTTCATATCATCTAATACTTTTTGACTACCGCTTTCACAACCGTAGTTCAACATGATGCAACCACCGGCTTTGAGGTCTTTGAAATATTCTAAGTCCATGCGTCCGTCGCAACGCGAATAACCTGTCCAATTAATCTTAAGTCCTTTCGCTGCAACTGCTTTACAGAACGCACGTAATTCTTTCAAGTTACCGTTTACTAGGCTATCAATAAACCAAATAACATCTGTGCCTTTGTTATAATATAGCCACTCAATCTCAGTAATTAAGTCAACACTCTGACGTTGACGATATTTCCAGAAGTGCGTTTCTTCGCAGAATGTACATTTTGCAGTGCAACCACGGCTGATTTCTGTATTCACACCATTGGGCAATTCGTATAAACTAAAATCTAAACTTTCATAATCAGGCATAGGTAAACCGTTTAGATTTAATCTTTCATCTTCAGGTTGATTTAATATTAATGGACCGTCACGTTGTACTTTGTTTTCAACATCCTCTAATACTTTGAGTAAGTTTAATTCACCTTCACCGATCACGACATAATCGTAATAAGGTTCTACTTTGAACCAATTTTTGTGTACGTTAGGACCACCTACAGCAATCTTGATATGTGGGGCTCTACGCTTTAATTCTTGGCACATCCATTTGGTAGGTTCTTCGCTGATGTAGTAAATGCTGAATCCAACTACATCTGGATTCTTGGATAAAATGTTATCAATCTCTGCACTTAATAATGGCTCAAGTAATGGATGAACATGCTCTTTATAATTGTTTCCTAGCCAACGCCAGCTTGCGCTAGGATCCCACAATCTAAATGGAATCTTTTGATTAGGCCACCAGTCATCACGGAATGCAGTAAATGCCTTGACATTTAAATCAATCAGCCAAGTCTCATATCCCGCACTTTTGGCTATACCGCTTAATCTTGCTAGGCTGAACGGAGGCATATATGGACTCCATTCTGGACATAATACTAGCACTAGTTTAGTATTGCGTGTTTTGTAGTCTACGTAAACAGGAGTTAGATTTTTCTGTATTGTTGGTTTGGCATAGGGTGCTATTGCATCCATCATATTACGATGGCGTGCATCTGCAATATCCTCTGTAGGCCTTTCTTTTGGCTTAAGTTCTTCAGCAGCCAGACTTCTTAGCGTAAACTCCAAGTTTTTTCTCCTGTCACATCTATTTAACAACTATAGATATGTATAAAAAATCATTTTTTTGTAATCCAGGCTTTACCAAAATTTCTGCGTCTAGCAAAGAAAATCTGCTCACAGAAACGTTGTAACGATTGAGTCTTATCTTCTGGAAAATCAAATTCGTAGACACAGTTGTTTTTTGTTAAAACACTATCATCTTGTACATAACTAGGAATATCATATTGTAATGTCTTAAGCACCGGATAAGCACCTATTTTGTTATAATCTATAAGATATAACTTCTGGAACTCTAATAATTCCTTTTTTAATTCTGCATCAATGGCATAATTTTCAGATAAAAATCTTTCAATCAAATCAAATACGTGCTTATGTTTATTTTCACTATGTAAATTAATCACTGTGCTGTGAATTAAGTTCCAACCATGTATTTCCATACCTTGTATAGGGGTGTGGTCTATTCTACCTTGATCAGTCCATTTATTATAATGGACAGATATTCTTTCAATTTCCTTATTAAACCATTCATCTTTTTGTATATAATCAAACAATGATTCGTAAAATTCGTGGTATTCTAACTTATTAAGTTTATATAATACTCTGCTTATATAATTGGTTATTCCGTTAATATGAAATGTATTAATAAACCAACTCCATATTTGTGCTTTAACCATATCTTCTCTGGGCATATCTTTAGTAGATACTACAACTTCAATTCCTTCTTTAAGTTCATGTTCGTTATATGTTCCCACTAGATAATCATATACGATTTTACCCTCTAACTTAAACTCTTCTTTTTGAGTTAGATTCATTTCAGCATTTTCAAGTAGTTGTGCTTGATATACTGTGATACCAGTATGATTGCCGGCTTTGAATAGTTTATAAAAATTATCTTTCCATGTATGTAAATCTTCGCCAGGTAATCCTAATATTAGTTCAGTATATAATGGGATGCTATACTTTTCGCATAATTCAAAAACTTCTTCAATTTTATTCATTTCTAAGTTTTTTCTTTTGATAATTTCTAATACATTATCATCCATGCTTTGTACTGATAAGTTGAGGCCCATCTTACTGCCGCCTTCAAATATCAATTTACGCACTATATCCACTACTTCTTGTTTTTGATTTTTAGCCCAAGCGATTGTATAGGCTTTAGGATTGCCATACTTCTTTTGTACTTCAATCAACTTATCAGCAATCATGCTATCACGTTCAGCAAAGATGCCGAAATTAGCATCAGTCAAACTGATAAAATCTAATCCATGACTTCCAATCCATTCAAGTTCGTCAAACACTCTTTGTAAATCAAACTTTTTCACTTTGTTATATGTAAGACTACCCCAGTCACAGAATGTACAAGCATAGGGACATCCGCGATTTGTTTCTAATGTAGCGTTCCAGCGTATCTCAGGATGCTTCTCCATCAAACTATCAAAGACCCCTGATAAGTATGGGCTAGGAATTTTGTCTAATTCGTCAATTCTTATTCCGGGTCCTGTGTCATATACTTTACCTTCATCATTGATGATCAGTCCAGGAATAGCCTTAAAACTTGCACCCTTTACTAACACAGTTTCAAGTATTTTTTTAAATGTGATTTCCCCTTCTTGTTTTACTGCTAGATCAATATAAGGGAACTTTGCAAAAAAGTTTTTATCAGTTATTGGTGGTTCTGGACCACCGAAAAAAATTAGTATGTCTTTATTTCTTTTTTTAAGTTCTCTAGCGAGTACATTATTGTAACTGCGATTCCATATGTAAGTACTAAACCCTACTACATGACTATCTTTAAGTTTTTCAATAGCCTCTTCAATAGTGTCACGGCGCCAAATAAATTCACCTAATTGAAAATTATCATCAATCGCTTTAAATTGGCTTACGTAACTCCAAAGGACACCCGGACTATAAGGCAAATAATATGCGTTATATTCTTTAGGTCCTTGTTGAAAATTTGGATTTACGAAACTAACAATTTTTTTAGACATATCCATGACTATTTATGAACTGGGCTAACTCGCTTGCTATAACTTTATAACCTGCTATTGTAGGATGTGCCCCTTCACAATTTGTCAGATATGTAGATGGCCATGATCTATTGCGATAAACATTAAAATAACCGCCCCAATTTTCTTTTGGAATCAGTCCATCTAAATCTACTAATTTTTGCATGAATGATTCATAATTAACATAGTTATGAATATAGTTATTCCATTCAAATTGATAAACTAGTGATCCTGTATTATCTTTTAGATAATTGTAAACACCGTTAGGAGATTGATTGAATGCATTGGCTAAAACTAATTTAAAATTATTTGCCCTAGCGAATGCTTGTAGATTCAATAAATTAATTACTTGCCAAGAAGCGACAAACTGTTCTGACCATAGTTCTTTAGCATAGGTTCCCCAAAATACGTTATCGCTTGCGCCACTTTTATTGGCTATAGGCCAAGCCGTGCGCCATTTATAGTGTACATATTCATTACTGCTATAAAAGTCATCTTGACCTCTATCATGCTTGGGATGCTGTTGAAATACATCAAAACGCTCAAAGCCGGACATCATTAAAATAATAATGCCTGTTGCATTTTTCCAATCTATTCTGTTACAAAAATGTAATTGATTTACTGCTGCAAAATTACCTATGCCGCGAACACCTAGATTGATTGGTGTGTAATCTTTAAAGTGGTCCCTGCACAATACATTTACCCAACTATTTTCATGTTCATACTTGCGTAAGTGATAATCATCAACACCCCTTAGTTGAACTCTGCCGTTATATTGTTGCCATATTTCTTCAGGATATCCACCTTCGCCCTGCGTCCAACTACAGCCTAGGCCTATAATATACTTTTTAGACATCTTATTCTACATC